GTCGTGGAGAACGTGTGCCAAGGTATAGCCCGTTGCATTATTGGTGAACAAATGCTACGTATTGCTAAGAAATACCCTGTAGTCCTAACCGTTCACGACAGCATAGCCTGTTGCGTTCCTGACGAGCAGGTGGACGAAGCGCAGCGATATGTAGAGGATTGTATGCGTTGGACACCTGATTGGGCCGAGGGACTGCCTATCAACTGCGAAAGCGGTAAAGCTAAATCATATGGGGAGTGCGAGTGAACCGTATTGAAACCCTACGGAAAAAAGCTGCCGACCCTGCATGTTCTCCATCGGAAGCGGCGGCATGTAGAGCAATGGCAGACAAGTTGGAAGCCCAAGAACGTGCTAGTCGGGCGACAAAACCTAACACAAAAGAGTTTGTTCGCGGAATGTATGCTAAACAACCGCATGAGGCCGCGCTCCCTTGGGTTAAGTTTGGAGTAACTATACACAAAGAGGAACTTATGCAGTGGTTAGCGATGCAAGANGGGAAGTGGATCAACGCGCAAGTGTGCCAAAGCAAGTCTGGGAAATGGTACGTGGAAGTAAACAAGTGGAAAAATTAAATCATATGAGGAGTGCGAATAATGTCTATGAGTTTGGATGATGCGTTATATGAAGCAACATACGTGCGATTGGAAATGGCTGCGAAACTGTGTGAAGCGTATCGACGAGCCGATGAAGATCGACCTAACGTTGGAATGACCGATGTGTTGTTAGCTATGTTAGGAGCCTCAATAGAAGAAGCCCAAGGGCATTTTATGCAGAGGTTTCCCGAGCGTGACTAAAGTAGCGCCGTGGTCTTTTAGTAAGATCAAAGCCTTTGAGCAGTGTCCAAAGCAGTTTTACCACGAGAAGATACTCAAGCAGTATCCTGTAGTTGAATCAGATGCTATGAGATACGGCACTGATTTTCACTTGGCTTGTGAAGAACATGTACGTGACGGTAAGGATTTACCCGCGAAGTATTCCTACGCGCAGGGTGCGATGGATAACCTCAACGCCAAGCAAGGGCGCAAGCTATGCGAAGAAAAGCTAGGGCTGACCGCAGACTTAGAGCCGTGTGGTTTCTTTGACGATAATGTTTGGTTCCGTGGTATAGTAGACTTGGTAATAGTAGACGATGATGTAGCTTGGGTTGTAGATTACAAGACAGGCAAATCCGCTAAGTACGCAGACAAAGGGCAGCTTGAACTTATGGCCCTGACTGTGTTTGCACACTTTCCAAACGTACATACCGTAAAGGCCGCGCTTCTATTTGTTGTGTGTACAGCTATAGTAAAAGACACCTACCATAGAGCTTCCAGCTCAACATTATGGGAGAAGTGGCTCAGTAAGTATGGTAAGATGCAAAGTGCAGCCGATAACGATGTGTGGAACCCCCGAACAAGTGGGTTATGCAGACGCCACTGNGCTGTGTTAGAGTGCGTACATAACGGAAGGAATTGATATGGGATATAAGAACAAGCCCCGCCCGTANAAGAAAGAATACCAGCAGCANAAAGCGCGTGGTGAAACTGACGAGCGTTCCGAGCGNCAACGCGCACGGCGCAAGATGGATAAAACAGGCAAGGATGCCAACAAAAACGGCAAAGCCGACAAGCGCGAGGGCAAGGATATCGCCCACAAGAAGGCATTAAGTAAAGGTGGCAAGAATAAGGACGGGGTAACTGTCCAAAGCCGTAAAAAGAACCGAGCCGCAGGGGGTGCTATGAGTAGCCCTAAAAGAAGAAAGTCCTAGGACGCGTCCTAGTAGGAGAACAACATGCAAATACTACAGGACAAGGCTCTGGTAATACCAGTAGTCCACCCAAAACAGATCACTTCTGTAATACCCAAAAGCAAAGAGTTAAAGGGTGACGAAGTGATAGTACACTGGGGCATAGACGAGGTACATACGCTACGTAGTGTAGGGATAAAGGCACCGTCTCCGATCAGTAGACGCTACAAATGGACAGGCCAGTACACGCCGTTTGACCATCAGAAAAAGACAGCAGCATTTCTCACGTTAAATAAACGTGCGTTCTGTTTTAACGAACAGGGTACAGGCAAGACAGCTAGTGCTATATGGGCGGCTGACTACCTTATAAGCCAAGGCAAGGTTAACCGTGTGTTGGTCATATGCCCCCTATCTATTATGGATAGCGCGTGGCGTAACGATATGTTTAGCTTTGCAATGCACCGCAGGGTGGACGTTGCCTATGGCTCCAAGTCTAAGCGCAAAGCAGTTATAGAAGGTGATGCCGAGTTTGTAGTGATAAACTACGCAGGTGTAGAACTTGTAGAAGATGCTATAGCCTCTGGTGGCTTTGATCTAATTATCGTGGACGAAGCTACACACTATAAGAACGCACAGACTAAGCGTTGGAAAGCCCTTAACCGCCTACTACAAACTGATACGTGGTTGTGGCTAATGACAGGTACTCCCGCTGCACAGTCTCCGACAGATGCTTTCGGCCTAGCCAAGTTGGTAAACCCGCTAGGTGTTCCTAGGTTCTTTGGCGCGTTCCGCGATATGGTCATGTATAAGTCTACTATGTGGAAGTGGGCGATAAGAGATACTGCAACCGACACAGTATTNAATGCGCTACAACCCGCTATACGTTTTACAAAAGAAGAATGTCTGGACTTACCAGACATGGTGTACGTGAAACGTAAGGTGCAGCTAACAACGCAGCAAGAGTTTTACTATGAAGAACTCCGCAAGAAAATGATTACCAATGCAGCAGGTGAAGAGATATCCGCAGTAAACGCCGCCGTGCAAATGAGCAAGTTACTACAGATATCGGGNGGTGCNGTTTATACNGATGACAAGGAGACAGTTCAGTTCGATATCTCCAACAGGTACAGCGTCCTCAAAGAAGTAATAGCAGAGAGCAGCAAGAAAGTTTTGGTGTTTGTGCCGTTTCAAGCACACCATAGATTTGCTGACCGAAAAGCTACGGGCAGACAAAATATCCGCAGAGGTAATACGTGGAGATGTACCAGTACACAGACGTACTGAGATTTTCCAAAGGTTTCAAACAGAAGATAACCCTAAGATTTTGGTTATCCAACCTGCCGCCGCTGCACATGGGGTGACACTGACCGCAGCGAATACAGTCGTGTGGTGGGGGCCGACACCTTCACTAGAAACCTACGCTCAAGCTAACGCAAGGGTTCACCGCGCAGGGCAAACTCACAAATGTACGGTGGTACAGTTAGCGGGTTCTAGTGCCGAGAAACGCATTTATAGTCTGCTAGATCAGCGTATTAGCGTCCATTCAAAAATTATTGATTTATACAAAGATTTGCTTGACTAGACACACATTGTTAATATATACAAACTATTACTAACAAAAGACGGAGGATGCAATGACTGTGACAGTCGATAAGTTGACTAGGGCGTACATTAAGATACGCGAAAGACGGGCCGAGTTATCCAAAGAGTTTAAAGATGAAGACGGTGCGCTGTCTACTCAGTTGGATAAGATTAAACAGGCTCTGCTATCTCACTGCAAGGAACACGCAGTAGATAGTGTTAGGACTTCCGAAGGATTATTTTACAGGTCTGTTAAGCAGCGGTATTGGACTAGCGATTGGGAAAGCATGAACGCTTTTATCATGGAGCATGACGTGCCGCACTTCTATGAGAAACGGCTTAACCAGACTAACGTAAAACAATTCTTGGAAGAAAACCCCGATCTCGTACCCAGAGGGTTAAACGTGGATTCGGAATACACTGTATCTGTGAGGAAAAAATGACCCAAGATTTGAGTAAGATTGAAGACGTGGCAAAGCACTTTCAAGTGTCTGTGTCCACAGTACGGGCGTGGCTTAGACAGGGACGTATCCCTGATAGCACATTCATTAAGCTGAATGATACGTACAGGTTTAACATATCTAAGCTGCAAGACGCGTTGTTGGCTGAAAAGTATAACGATGGCGATGGGGAGCAGTTAGAAATGTTTACCCCCGAAGAAATGGGACCACAATAATGTCGGAACGCTTTAGCCGTATTAGCACAGGGGGCAACGTGTTTACGCTACCCGATGGCGATACGGCTACATCACTTGATGCAGTCATAGTAAATGCAGCGGAGATATCTCGCGCATATTACGAAGGCGTGTACGATAGTGATAACCCTACTGCACCTACCTGTTGGTCCTCAGACACAGATCGCCCTGACAAGGATGTACCTGTAGAAGATGTGCAAGCAGTACGGTGCATGGACTGCACTCAGAACATACGCGGTTCTGGTTCAGGTATGGGTAGGGCGTGTAGGTTTCATCAACGCATAGCGGTGTTATTAGAGGGTGAGTTAGGTACAGTGTATCAGTTGCAAGTATCTGCTACGTCTATATTCGGCAAACCTCAGAACGGTAATACCCCCCTGCAATCTTATGCACGGCACTTGAGCAGTCACAACACGCGCTTTGCGTCTGTGGTTACTAACGTCTACTTTGATGTAGATAGTCCTGTACCTAAGTTATTTTTCAAACCTAAAAGGTCTTTGAACGTAGCCGAAATGCAGGACGTGGATGGCATGATTGACCATCCAGATACTTTAGAAGCGATAAATACGGCTATACTTTCTGCCCATATCAATTCTAAATCCCCGTTCTCAGACGAGAGCGGCCTTTAACTACCTTAAAATAAAAACCTAGGAGAACGACATGGCTGAAGCCAACTCTATGAGCCACATTATACGTGGTGTTATCGCGCAGTACCCCCGAGTTAACCGCACCTATCGGTATGACCCTGCCGCAGGGGAACGGGGTAAGTCTGTGCCGTGCGATCCATCTGACGATGGCGCGAAGTACGAAACCAGTTTTCGCATGACTAAGGCACAAGCCGAGGAATTGTATAAAGCTATGGCTGCGGCCTACGCAGAGAAAAAGCAAGCTAAGTGGCCCACAAAAATACCTGCACCTGCGGAGGTATTCAGTAAGCAAGAAGACGGTACGTATATTGGTAAAGCCGTACTGAAGGGTGCGTATGGGGAAGACCCTACTACAAAGCCTTCTCAGTATGACGCTAAGAACAAAAAGCTGGACGATGATTTTATGCTTACTACAGGCAGCAAGATACATTTACAGGTTACGTTTGTTCCTTATAGTATGCGCGATCACGGTGTCTCTTTGCGCCTACGCGCCATACAAGTTATCGACCTCAAGCCTATGGAAGATTATTCTCCCTTTGGCACAGAAGAAGGGTTCTCTGTCGATGAAGCCCCTACTATGATTTCGGGGTTTGAGATTGATGATGCCCCCGCTGACGTTGATGTAGCACCTGATACACGTTCTGAGGAAGCCCCCGAGCCTGTGAAGAAGGCTACCAAGAAAGCACCGCCGCCCACAGACGGTGACGATCTGGGGGATATCCTATCTGATTGGGAGTAAAGATATATAACTTACTGCGGGGTGTTAACTAGGACGCGTCCTAGTAGCGTCTCGCAGTGACCTTGTGGGAAAGAGGCTATGATAATAAAAACGTTTCTAAGCAGGGTTCTAGGGAGTGAGGGTAACTATTGTGTGTTTGCGGCTCGGAGCAGAGATAACCGCAGAGTACAGAAATTCTATGACACAGTAGACGAAGTAGAGACTGCCGCTCAAGACTTAGACGCTGACGGGTACGATGTGTACTTTGCACTAGCTACCTTTAAGACAACCGAAAATAGAAAAGCAGACAA